TATGTCCTTGAAGATGCCACAGATCGGTACAGCCCTGCTGAATGGGCAGCGAAAGCAATCTCGCTATACCAATCGTACAGTGCGGATCGTATTGTTGCCGAGCGTAATCAAGGTGGTGAAATGGTCCGTCGAACACTTGAGGCTGAAGACGAGACTGTACCTATTCGGCTTGTCCATGCTAGTCGAGGAAAGATGGCAAGGGCTGAACCGATTTCTGCGTTATATGAGAAGGGAAAAGTAAAACATATACGTGGCCTTGACGAACTCGAAACGCAAATGAGAACATGGGAACCGCTTGGCTCGATTGGTTCACCTGATAGACTCGATGCATGTGTCTGGGCTTTAACTGACCTAATGTTAAACGGTGTATCTAACCCAAACCTACGTTTATCTTACAGCAGTGCAAAAGGTCTAGAGTCTGGAATTTATTTAGGTTAACAACCAATGAAAAAGCTAAGCGAAGAGTTAGGAAAGGTTCAGTTAGGCCAAGGCGGTACTAACACCAAGGACGGAACTATCCGTGCTGACGAATTTCTGCCCGACCTTAAAGGCAAACGAGCAATCCGCAAGTTCCGCGAGATGCGTGACAACGATAGTACTATTGGTGCTATTATGTATGCTACGGAACAGGTATTACGTGATGTAGATTACTATGTAGAACCTGCGAATGATAAGCTCAAAGCAAAGAAGGAGGCAGACTTCGTTAAGAGTGTCCTTGAGGATATGGAACATTCCTTGGACGATCACATCTCTGAAGCGTTGTCTCATTTAACTTTTGGCTTCTCAATCTTCGAGGTCGTCTACAAACGCCGCCGTGGACCGCAGCAAAGACAAGCGACCAACTACTCAAAGTACTCAGACGGACGGATTGGTGTACGCAAACTTGCGTCTCGCGCACAATGGACGATTGAGCGATTTGATGTGGATAAGACAACAGGAGACGTACTGGGCATCCGTCAGGAACAGAACTACGGCTCTAAGTCTCTTTTCATCCCAGCTAACAAGGTACTACACTACAAGACGACGAACACGAACAACGACCCATCTGGACGCTCTATCCTACGGAATGCATACACTTCTTACCAGTATCTCAAGAACCTCCAGAACATCGAAGCGATAGCAGTAGAGCGTGAGTTACATGGTGTCCCAGTTGGTCGTATTGCTGCAGAGTATCTTAGCCCTGACGCTACGGCTGATCAAGCATCTGTACGATCACAGATGGAGAAGATTTTACGCGATCTTAAGTTTAATGAACAAGGTTATGCGCTTCTTCCTTCTGATGTCTATCGTGATGCTGATGGTAAGCCTACTAACCAACGTATTGTGGACATTGAACTTATCACTTCCAACGGTACTCGAAACATCGACATCCACCCTATCGTGGCTCGTTATCAGCATGATATTGCTCGTAGCGTTATGGCGGAGTTCCTTATGCTAGGAGCAGGGGCTAATGGCTCTTATGCACTGTCTAAGTCTAAAACTGACCTATTCCTTAGATCAATGGAGTCTTATATTAACTCTATCTTTGATGTAATTAACAAGCAGTTGGTAGAACCCCTATGGCATATGAACGGTCTTGACTTTGACCTGATGCCTAAGATTTGTGCAGGGGATGTAGCTCCACACGATCTACGTGAACTAGGCTCTTACCTACGCAACTTGAATGGTGCTAACATTGATCTTAGTGACCAAGACGATATTGTAAACGCCCTACTAGCTAACGCAGAGTTACCACCGAAGAAGGTTTCTGATGTCTAACTTAAGGACTGAATCTTTTGACAGGATAGCCCTCAGTCTAACTAGAGTACTGTCGTTAGAGCAGTCTGGCAGCACTTATAAAGATGTAGAAACAGACACTTTAAATACTGCGGATGTTAAATCCACTAACTTACTAACCTTAGTTAAAAGTAAAAACCAAGTCGTCGTAGAGGAAGCTGAATAATGCCGTTTAGCATAAAACAGAATGACACTTCCCCTGCCATCCAAGCTACCCTTAAAGACGCTGATGGTAACGCTGTTAATTTAACAGGTGCTTCAGTTCAGTTTCACATGAGAGACCAAGCAGGAACACTGAAAGTTGACGGCGCTATGACAATACAGAACGCCACTGGTGGTATTGTTACCTATGACTGGCAATCTGGTGATACAGATACAGTAGGTAACTATTCCGCTGAGTTTGAGGTTACTTACAGTGACAGTTCTATAGAGACCTTCCCGAATGGGTCTAATGTAGGTATCTCTATAAGAGCGGAGTTAGCATAATGAGTACTTGGGCAAAACAACTGTTTAAAGACAGCCCCTTGTCGATTGCACAGGGTGAGGTAACAGGACACTCCCTACAACATAAGTTTGGTGCTGTTCCAGCTATGTCACAAAACAACTCAGGTACTATCTGGGATGTAAACGATACTTTATACCCTTGGTCCTCATTTTCCACTGCTGGCACTCTCTCAGTTCCAACTGTAAACGCATCAGACAACGGAAAGAGCCTTGTCATAGTTGGTTTAGATAGTGACTACAATGAGATTACAGAGACTGTTACTATATCTAGCTCTGGTGCTACTACCACTACTAATTCTTATCTCCGCGTTTATAGAGCTTATCTAACATCTGGCTCTAATGTTGCCATTATCAACATTCAGAAGGGTGGCGTAAACGTAGCTCGTATTAACGCAGGAAAAGCCCAGACACTTATGGCTATCTACACAGTCCCTGCTGGATACACTGCATACCTTACACAAGGTACAGCTACTTGTCAGGATGGCGCAGACGCTACTGGTGACATGTTTATAAGGTACTTTGGACAAGATGCTTTCAGAGTAGGACATACATTTGAAGTGTGTGGAGATGGCGGTCAGTACTTTTACCCCTTCTCTGTGCCTATAGCTATCCCAGAGAAGTCTGACATAGACGTGAGAGCTACAGTCCGTAGTAACAACGCTCGTGTCACTGCAGCTTTCGACATGATCTTAACTAAGAATAGTGTATTGAGGACATAATGCCACGAGCAGGTTTACGAAACAAGATGAAGGAGCATAACGCCAAGTCTAAGTACAAGGTGACTATGCGTATGTTGGAGCAAGTCTATGATCGTGGTGTTGGAGCTTATCGGACGAACCCTAGTTCTGTACGCCCTAATGTTAAGTCCCCTGAACAATGGGCTATGGCTCGCGTTAATAGTTTCTTACGGATTGTTAGTGGCTCTAAGTCTGCTAACCACGATAAAGACCTTCTACCTTCTGGTCACCCAAGTAGCACTAAGAAGCGTGAGTACATCAACGAGGATGCTTATGTAGTAGACAAAGCTGATAAGCCTCTGAACAAACCATTCCGCCTACCTTCAGGCTCAAGTAAGAAGTTTGGCGTATATGTAAAGGACGGAGACCGTACTGTTAAGGTTACCTTTGGTGATCCTAACATGGAAATCCGTCGAGACGACCCCAAGGCACGAGCGAACTTCCGTAGTCGTCACTCTTGCGATACCGCAACAGATAAGACTTCTGCACGTTACTGGTCGTGCCGTATGTGGGAGAAAGGAACTTCTGTGACAGAAGCAACTAAAATGGATATAGAAGGCAAAATCCTTAAGGCAGACGACGAACAGCGTATTGTCTATGGATGGGCCTCCGTCATTACTGAGAATGGTGAACGTGTAGTTGACCGTCAGGGTGACGTAATAGAAGCTGACACACTCGTTAAAGCCGTGAATGACTTTATGGAGAATGTACGTGTCGGTAAAACAATGCACACAGGCGAACAGACAGGGATGGTTATTCACTCTCTGCCTATCACTAAAGAAATTGGTGACAGCCTTGGCATACAGAGTGACCGTGAAGGATGGGTTGTAGCCTACAAAGTCTACGACGAAGATGTCTGGAAGATGGTCAAATCTGGTGAACTTGCGGCCTTCAGCATTGGCGGTCGTGCGATTAAGGAGAAGTTAAATGAACCTTCTTAAACAACTAGAGCTTGATGAGCTATCTCTGGTCGATCGCCCAGCAAATGCGCAAGCCAAGGTTGCCCTATTCAAGCGAGATTCCAACGAGGATGATATGGAAAAAGCATACAAGATGACAGAAGAGCAGGAAAAGAACCTAGACAATCTTCCACCTGCTGTTCGTGCCAAAATCCGTGAGAACATGGATAAAGGTATGTCTTACAACGAAGCTATGAAAATGGCTGAAGAAGACATGAAGAAGTCTGACGACGTTGCTGACGTTGACGAGCAAGACATTCTTCAAGCTGAGATCGACACACTTAAGCTAGACAATGAGCGTCTACGCAAGTCGTTGATTGAGAATGGCTTTGTAATCAAAGCTGAGTCAGTCGAAAAGAAAGAAGAAGTAGAGATGATCGAAGTAGAAGGTGTATCTGTCGCTAAGTCAGACATCCCTGCTCCAGTCTTGAAAGCTCTTGAAGCAGCTAAAGTAGAGAAGCGTCAAGCAGAACTACGCAAGTCTGCAGAAGCTGAGTTGCCACACTTTGACGTAGAAGTAGCTATGCAGTTGCTAGACGTTGTAAAAGGCGACGAGAAAGTATTGGAAGCACTGAAAGGCGCAGACGCTGCCTTCGCTGCTGCAATGGATGAAGTGGGTGAGAAAGCAGTCGATGCTGACATGCTAGACCCACAAGCTAAATTGGACAAGATGGTAGAAGAACACTCCGCTGCGCACGGTGTGAACAAGTACGCTGCCTTCGATGCCGTGGCGAAAACAGCAGAGGGCAAAGCCCTGATCGCCAAAACTTATGAGAAGGATGAGTAATCATGGCTGTAACTGAATCGCGTGAAACACGCACACTAATCGCTGGTGAAGACCTATCATCTCACCAGTTCCGTTTCGTAACACTAGAGTCTGATGGTCAAGTCGATAAGGCTGACTCAGCAGGTGAGCGTTGCTTCGGTATCGTAGAAAATGATCCAGCGGCAGGTGGCGAAGCTACTGTTGTTGTTTCTGGTAAAACACGCATCGTATGTGGTGGTACAATCGCTGCTGGTGCACAAATTCAAACTGACGCATCGGGCGAAGCTATTACGGCTGCTTCTGGTGACGTTTCTATGGGCTACGCTATGGAAGCAGGTGTTGACGGTCAAGTGATCGCAATGGAGCTTATCCAAGGCGGAAACGTCCTAGCGTAACTTGAGTAGGAAGGAATATAACAAATGCCTATGCTAACAGCCTCTCAGGTACATATTGATCAGCCGTTAACTAACCTGACCATTGCGTACCTACAAGAACAAGACAACTTTATCGCTGATAAGGTTTTCCCAAACGTAGCTGTCGATAAGAAGACAAACAAGTTCTACGAATACGACCGTGAGAACTTCTTCCGTAACGAAGTACAAGCTCGCGCTCCACGTACTCGTTCACAGCGTATCGGTATGTCACTATCAACACAGACATACACTGCTGAAGTTCGTTCATTGTCAACAGACTTTGACTTCGAGACACTAGCAAACGCTGACACTGCACTAGACATCCGTCGTGGTGCATCAGAAATGCTAACACACAATCTATTGATTGACCGTGAGAAGCGTTTCATGTCAACATTCTTCGCTACAAACATCTGGACAACAGAGTATGACGGTGTTGCTAACGCTGACAACAACCTTGCGTCAGAAGTTACACAGTGGGATGACTACACAAACTCAACACCAATCGTAGACGTGACTAACGCTCGTCGTGCGATGCAGAAAGCATCTGGTGGATTCAAGCCAAACAAAATGGTTGTTACTCGTGACGTTCACGATACACTATTGAACCACCCAGACATTCTTGCACGTATCAACGGCGGTGCAACTGTCACTAACACTGCTTTGGTATCACAAGCCAAGCTAGCTGAAATCTTCGAGGTTGCAGAGTACTACATCGTTGACGCGATTGAGAACACTGCTAAAGAAGGTTTGACAGAAGCTCTAGACTTCGTAGCAACTAAGAAAGCTGCGTTGTACTATGCTCCTCAGTCAGCAGGTTTGATGGTTCCATCAGCAGGTTACAACTTTACATGGAACGAACTAGATAACGCATCTGGTTACGGTATTGACATCCGTTCATATACTGGTGATTTCCTACGTGTAGAAGGTGTTGCAGAACTACTAGAAGCAAACATGGCTTACGACCAAAAGGTTGTAGGTGCTGATCTAGGTGTATTCTTCAACACAATCTTGTCATAAGGAGTAGGTGAATGACCCGACCACCATTCCAATATGACAAGCCAGTCTTCGTTCGTAACCCTAATGGGCTACTTATGAGTGGCAAGCGTTATGCTAAAGGTGATCTCGTTCCTTGGAAGGAGCGGGGTCTACCTCTCAAGAATATTGAGCGTATGTA